ATTCAACTCAAACGGAAAACAAAAACACCATCGGACAAACCCTTGACGGATCTGCCCGATGGCGGAAAGGAACACGAATAACATGATACCCAACAAAGGTATGCACCAAATCACTGATCGTGATTATTTTGCAATCAACCTGCCAAGCAGCAGCACGACCAAAAGTCTGTTGACGCAAACCAACTGCCAAGCGGGTTGGGAGCGCGAAAACAAAGAGGACGACGACAACGATGCGTTTGCCATCGGCGCCTTGGTACACGCGATGATCCTCACGCCGAAGGCGGTCGAAACGGATTTCATCCGTACCGCCGCCATCGACCGCCGCACAACGGCGGGGAAATTAGCGCACGACACACTGCAGAAGCGCGCGGCGCTTTCAGGCGCGCGCATTGTGACCGACGAACAATTCGCACAGGCCAGTGAAATGGTAGACGCGGTGCGGCGCCATCCTGCAGCAACCGCGCTGATAGACGCAATCACCGCAACCGAAATCACTATCATCGGCACGATGAGCGCGCGCCCCGCAAAGGCGAAAATCGATGCGATCATCGACCGCCCTGATGGCCTGATCGTCATCGACCTGAAAACGACGATTTCCGCAGCGCCGACCGACTTTGCGACGAGCGCTGCAAAATTCGGGTACTTCCATCAGGCCGCTTGGTATCGCGCAATGGTGGAGGAAGCAATGGGTAGACCCGTTGCGGAATTCGTCACCATCGCCATCGAAAAGACGGCGCCCTACCAGGTAGCGCTATACGCATACCCCGAAATGGCAATCGAAATCGCATCGCGCAAGATCCCCGCGCTAGTGCGTCGATGGTGGGACATCGAAGCAGGGGACCGCACGGGCTACGCGCAGACCATCACAGAACTAACCCCACCACGCTGGTGGATCTCACAGGAAAGCAACACACATGGCAACGATTGAAGAGCAGCACCAAATCATCGAATCGATCATCGTCAGTGGCGACCTATCCAAACTCAGCACAGAGCAGCGGAATATCTACTACCGCCGCGTGTGCGAGAGTCTTGGGCTGAACCACTTGACGCGCCCGTTCGATTACCTCACGCTCAATGGGAAAATGCAACTCTACGCAAAAAAGGACTGCACCGACCAGTTGCGCAAACTCCATTCGGTGTCGATCCGAATCGTGGAACGCGCAGTCATGGATGACCTGATGGTTGTCACGGCTGAGGCCGCCGACAAGACAGGCCGCACCGATAGCAGCATCGGCGCCGTATCCATCGCAGGATTGCGCGGAGAGGCCAAGGCGAACGCGCTGATGAAGGCCGAAACCAAGGCGCGGCGCCGCGTCACTCTCAGCCTGTGCGGGCTGGGGATTCTGGACGAAAGCGAAATCGGATCAATCCCTGAAGCGCAGGTGGTGTTTCCAACACCCGCGCAGCCGCGACTGTCGGACGCGATCATTCAGACGAAAGCGATTGCGATTGCCAAGCCTGAGAAGCAGGATGCGCCAACGGCAACCGCTAGCAATCAGACCTTCGAGCAGGTGCAAGTCAGGTCTATCGAGGAACACACCAATTCCAGTGGGACGGTGTGGAAAGTCACCTGCGAGGATGGCGCCATCTACGCCTGTAGCGACGACTATCTGGTTGGCGAACTCAATGCCGCAATGCTTGCCAAGCGACCAATCGAAATCGAATGGCGCAAGGTTGGCGCCAAGCGCTTGATCATTGGAACGGACAACATCCAATGAAAGCAACCAACCGAATGCGGGCAACTGAACGGTTGTCAACACGGTGGAGAACATCGGATGACGCATTCGTCGCAGCGCCGAAAGGCGCTGCGACGAAGATCTTCAAAACCATCCAAGATATGGGGCCGCTGACCTGTGACGAGATCATGGCGATGGGAATGTCGCACTCGACTGCTAGCGCAGCCATCAACAAACTGATGCGGACAGGACATATCCGTGACCTTGGTTGCACACGAAAAACGCGAGCAGGTCGCGATGCTGTCGTGTGGTTTCAATATTCAGACCGACCAGTACCAATCGCCGACAAACCTACACGCGCAGAACTAGCAGCGCGAATCCAGTTCACCATTGGAGCGATCAGGGCTGGGACACTGGATCCACAACGATTGATCGACTTGCTTGAAGGGAAAAACTATGGCTGAGATCGTTACGCAAATCTGCATTTTCGGGTTCATATTCAGCGTGGCGATTTTCATGCTGATTTGCACACTGGCACCCATCATCATTCAAAAAGGCGAGGACGGATACGATGACATCGACGAAAAATAATTCCCGTAAAACACATGCTGTAGCACTGACTCCGCGACACCATGAAATGCTCACTCAGTTGTCAGATAAACTTGACGAGTCGATGGCTTCGATCATCGCAACAGAGATCGAATCTCTGTGGGCTGAAGAATTTCAAAACGAGGAATGACATGAACTGGAGACGAAAAGCAATCCTTGAAATCGCTGATGAAGTCATCCTTTGGGAAGGCTTGGACAACGCGATCATCGGAGTAGTTGAGCGATGCGGTAGCGTCTGTTGCGTCTACGATAGGGAAGGAATCCTGAAGGAACTACGCAAGGATATGGAGGAAGATGACGCGATTGAATACATGAACTTCAACATCGTCAACGCATATGTCGGGCAAAACACGCCTTTCATCATGACCTTCCTTCCTCTGGCGCCTAAGCGAAAAGCGCCCAAGATTCCCAGGAACGAAATGGAACGGCTACGGGCTGCGCTTCGTGAAATCTCAAACTTCAAAGACGAGCCGTACTGCGCGGACTTCGCGCGCGATGTGTTGGATGGTGTTAAATGACCATCGACATCCTGAGCGCAATCGCTTCGGCGTGTACGCTTGGCGCGTGTCTGTACGCGCTGTACCGCGCGCTCGCGCCCATCGTCACCATTGAGGAGGACAAGCATGACGAATCCTGACATCGTGACGATCCTCCGTCAACGCATTGATCAATGTCGATGCCTAGGAGCAGTACCCGCTACACGATGTTGCGGCGGCTGCGAACATGACACTCGCTGCCTCGTTGAAATTGTGGAAGTGCGGCGCGAGCGCGACAAGGCGCGGCGTGTTTTGCGAAAGGTTGTTGAAGAGTTCGTGCATCACGGTCGGCCTTCGCATCCCAGCCACCAACCGACCCCTCCGCACGGATGCGAGTTTAAGTACGACCCTTATTGCGACAAATGCGATGCCTGTAAAACATGGAGCGACTATGTTCGCATTTGCCATCTGCTTGAAAAGACGGACGAGGAGGAGACACCATGAATGTTCACGACTATATGCGCCGTTTGGGCGAGTTATTAGAGGTCACCGAAACAATAATCAAGGAGCGTGACGAGGCGCGGCGCGAGCGCGACGAGGCGCGACGTGAGGTGTGCGCCATGTCGTTTGACGATCCAAGAAGGACGGCGGAGGATCGCGGGTGGGATTGCTACGAGGAGACGGTGTGAACCATTCTGCACGATCTGTAATCGATGTTGCAAACGAACTGATGCCACGGCCTGAGCCGCAGTGGGACCGACCATTCGCTAAGCGCCACCGTGACGCTGTGATTGCGGGTTGCGCGTTTGAAATACCGATTGTCGCTCCGTCGAATGCTGAAATCGGTGACATCATTGGCCTATCGCACACCTGCGTGAAAAACCAAAAGGACGACTGGTTCGCCATGCGATGGGATGAGCGCTATGCGTGGCTGAAACTGGTTTATGGGAGGTTGGGATATGAAAAGAACCCCTTGGATGCCGCTTTACTGTGACGACCTGATTGGATCGACATCGGATATGAGCGCTGAGGAACTGGGCGCCTACATCCGTCTGTTGTGCCACATCTGGACGCGAGGCCCGCTACCGATGGAAGAAAGGGTTATCTGCCGAATAGCAGGAACCAAGGCCAGGGTTTGGAAGCGGATCGCATCTCGATTTAGTCCCTGCAAACGGGACGATGGAACCGAAGGTCTATCGCAAACGCGATTAGAATCTGAACGATTTCGTCGCTGGGTTAAGCACGAAGAAAGATCAGAATCTGGACGAAAAGGTGCCACCACGCGCTGGAAACGAGGTTCTGCGGATGGCTCAGCCAATGGCTCAGCCTATAGCAAACCGATGACATGCCACAACCACAACCATATAAGAGAGTCAAGTGTGGTTACCACGACCACCGCGCGCGAGGCATCGCCACCTCCGCAAGCGGGTGGCTTGCCGCGCATGGATGTCCCCGATCCTGCGACCGAAACCGCTGCCGCGAACAAAGCGTTCATCGCACGACACCGACTCAGCAAGGCCGCTAAGTGAATTCGATCATGCTGCCGTTCCCTAGCAAATTGCTTGGCCCCAACGCCAGAGTCCACCACATGACGAAACACCGTCTGACCAAGGACTATCGCGCATCCACGCGCCTGATTGCTGGGCAGCATCAACGCCTATGCCTCCAGCGTCCCGTCCTAGGCATTCTTCCAGTCTCAACCACTAGGAGGCGCCGCGATCTAGACAATGTCCTAGCGAGCCTCAAGGCGGCTTTGGACGGGCTGACCGATGCGGGCTGGTGGGAGGACGATTCCGCCATCCTGGGGATCTCAATTCGATCCTTTGCCTACTCGAAGGAATGGACCAACGGAATCATCTTGTGCGCCTGTGAGCGCGAACAGGAAACCGACATGGTCGAACGGCTCGACATGCTCTCAACGGAAATTTCCGTTGACCACAACGCGGCGTGGCTGAGTTTCAACAAAAACGCCGCCCCATCGCGGTAGCGACAGGGCGGCGCTTGGGGAAAAGATACTACTAGCGTACTCCGTTCTCCTCGTCTGTCAACTGGTTCTTCATCTTTATTGCGCGATTCATGAGCCTCGTCCGCGCTTGTTCAATTGCGTACAACTGAGCAGGGGTTGCATTTGGCGACGACTTGATCTCTTTCATGTTCTTGAGGATCTTGTCGATCTTGCCAATCTCGACTCCCAGTTTGGCCATACCCAGATTCTGACCAGACTTGGCTTCCAACTTCTCTGCTGCCGTTGTTTCCTTTGACTTGAGGACCCGCAGCCTGAGCATTTCCGAATCAGTCTCTTTGGAAATCTCGTAGTACTGCTGCGACAGACGGCGGTTGTCGTTGCTGTGGTTTCCTACAAACGAGCGGACAATTGGTATATCGCGAGGTTCAATGGGTGTTTCCTTTTGATACATCCCAACCACTTTGTCCACGATTCTCCCAGTTCCGCTGAAGTAGTAGCCGACCAGATACTGCAACTGGTTGGGGCTGAAATCAAACGTGCCAGACTTGAACTTGTCTCCGCCCGACATGCGGTTAGCCCAGTCGGCAATGTCCATATACACCTCTGGCGTTTGATCCCAAGCCTTGTATGCATTGGGACCAGTATTTCCCATGCCCTTGGGGTAAATCGGCTTGTTCTGCCAGTCAGTATTGGTTGCCAGTTCCGCCACAGGGCGAACCATAGTTGGAGCCATCGAGTTAGCAAACGGCGTGACGCCCTCTCGAATGCCGCTTCCGCCAAACGGCAGGAATGAATTCATGGCATCGGAAATCATCCCGCTTGCCAGATCGCCAGCCTTGCCGCGACCGAACACAACGTCGCTGACGCGAGCGCCCATCGACGTGAATACGTTGTAGCCGTAGGCCATCGGCAAGGCGATGTAACGACCACTACCTGATGGCGAATAGAAGTGCATGAACGCAGACTTCTCGTAATCGCTCAGGGAGTCGTAGTTCCACTGGTCCTTCTCTTCATCTCGACCCGACATGAATCGGGCAAGGGTGGACATGATGAATCCAAACGCAAACAGCGTCGGCGCCAACGTCAGTGTTTCAAACACCGCTCTACGGACGTTTGCAGTTCCTTGAAGACCTGCGTTCATAAACATGTAACTGTTGTTGAGAATTGGCTTGACGATGCCGCCCTTCTCAAAGTCCACAGTGATATCCCTAGATGCAAGTGCCGCTTGGGGTGCTGTATCTCCTGCCTCGATGCGCTGCCTGAAGGTAGCCAATCGAGTGGCCTTCTCACTTGCCTCAAAGAATGCGGGATACCAACCGCCAGCCATTCGCAACACTGATTGGGCATTGGGATCTCGTCGAGCCGCAATCGCATACAGGCGGTCAAACTCTTCTGACTTCTCCCGCAAATCTTGCTTGCTAGATCGGATCTGATCTCCACCAGCCGCGACCCAATCCGCGTTATGTCCAGTTGGACCTCTGTTCAGGTAGTTGTCCACCCAAACGTTTGCGAATGACCCCGCGTAATTTCCAAGCATTCCCAACGTATCGCGCACACCTCTTTGCGAATAGTTGGTGATGAGGCCCATTCCAACGTCTCGAAACAAGTTGACAGGGGCAAACGCAGGATTTCCCATGCCTGTGGTCATGAACCGCCAAGCATTTCCCACCGTTTGAATCGCCCTGCCGAACCACCCGATGTCAACTCCTGGCTGCTTTAGAGCAGTCAGCAAACGAGGGTTGTTGATTTGGATGACGATCTGATCGCCAATTTGGTAGTCATGACCGTTGATGGTCATGTCCTGATTGGTGTACAGGCCGAAGTTTCGGTCTTCAAGCATCCACCTGTTGTCGTGCATGACACGCGCAACACCGTTGACCAGTCTGGTCACGGTTGGATTTGGGGTAATTACCTGCGCCATCCCGATATCGTTTGTATCGAGAACAAGATTTAGAAACGCTCGACCAATCTGATTTCGATTGATGCGCCTGATCGTGTCTTCCTCTACGAACGCAATCTGCGACGTGATTCCCTCTGCCACAGACCTGCGGCCAGTGGCTGATGGAAGCCCAAGCGATTCCGTAGACAACGACTTGCCGATCATGTTGTCGTAGTTCTCGAACAACTCATCAAACGGTTCAACAGGCTGTCCGCGCAGTGGAACGTAGTTCTTCCACATCGCATCAAGACGGCGCCTGTAGTCGCCTGTGATCAAACCTTCCGCTTGTCGGTTGTCCATCGCCTCAGTCAAGATCGCTCGCCACTGATCTGCGTGAGCCTGTAGTTGTGGCAAGGCGCCCGTCATCGCCGCGTCATTGAGAAGATCCGCAGCATCCTGATTGGTCATGCCAGATCCACCGTCAGCCCAAGCAGGATCTCCAGGATGACGCGCTGCGATGACCGCGTTGCGGGATTCTGCATGTTGTGCCAACAAGAACTGGTCCATGACCTCCAGTTCAATGCCGTTGTTTGCCATAGAGCGAAGCAACGCAGAATTTCGGCGCCTTGCGGCCAACATCATGCCGCCGTTGAGGCTATCCAACAATCTGGCACCCAGATATGGGTTGTGTGTGTCGGGAAGGTTGCCTCCAGGATGTCGCGGAGCAGCAGTGCGCGCGTACTGCAGCAGAGGATCGAACTTATCGAAGATCTGCTGAACAGCGGCGTCTCTGACGCCCGCAGGGCCAATACGCATAGAGAACATTGAAAGGCCACCAAGCCTCCGAACGTTTTTTCTTACCGCGTCGTTGACCTTTACGAATTTTACGGGCGTATTTTTGGTTGGCTTTCCCCACCCCTGCTGATCAAGTCTCGCCCAAGCAACTATTGGCAAGTAAGTAAATATGGGGGCGAGATCTGGATTGTCGTCAGGATTGTAACGCGCTTGTACTGGCCCATATGGGCGATTAGAAGCGCTTTGTTCAGCAAGCGCTGTGATGAGAGCATCTAATTGCGCTTCAGTACTACAAATTACAGTACGGCTATCTTTACTATCCCAACGATTTTGGGAAGTCCAATACAATTCATACTGCTTCGTTGCAACAGCAAGAATAACTCGTTTTCCATCCTGTATTGCGGTTCGCACAGCGCTCAAGGGATCGTAATTAGCCGCCGTGTAATTACGTTCTTGTGGTGTTGCACTGCTTGTTCCACCAATCGCAAGTCCTCTATGTACACCAAAATTTGAGCCGTCGTCCGTAAGGTTTGTGGAATGAATCCAGAAATCGGGGTCGTTGATAGAGAATTGTCTTCGGATTAAATTTCGCAATGGACCGTCTTGGTTGATTGCCTCGTTCAAATCCTTTTCATCTTGAGTGAGTTCTTCGACTCTTGTTTCAAGTCCAGTTCCACCCAGCATTCTGATTTGCTTAGCAAGCGCGGCTGGATAGTGTTGATCGTAGAAAACGCGCATTCCGTGACCGCCAAATCGAATATCAGCGCCCTTTACTTGTGCGCCTCGTCGCTTTCGATCTCGTTGGAATCTTTGTCCGACCGTCAACTCCTCTTCATTTATCTGAGGATCCTCTACAGGCGCCTTAAATTTCTTTGCTTCCTCAACCAATTGCTTGGCCGCGTCCTCACCGAAGTAAGTAGCGATATCAATTTCTTTCACCTTAGACTTTGTTGCAACAGGAGTGCGATCTGCAACCTCTGAGTAAACCTCAAAGTCATAGAAGCCGTCAAATTCGGTATTCGGTTTAATTACCACAAGTCCAACGGCCTCAGTCAATGCATCTCTGTATCGCTGGACCGCCGCTTCTCCATCAATGATTGCAATCTGGTCAAAGCCCTCGTTGACCGCCCTCATAATGGTGTGACGAATTAAAAGGTTAAGCCAAGCACTTGTGTCCTCAAAGAATGGCGCTGCTGGCAACTTTTTTTCATTTGCCTTTCCTTCTTCCCTAACGGCTTTGAATTGCCTTTCATACAAGGCTTCATTCGATGTCATAACACCAGGGTTTTCAGGATCTTCAACCGTTAGAGGGGCTATGTAGCCTCTAAAGAATTTCTCTTCGAGATCCATTCTTTGCCCTGACTCAAGCCAAGAATGATTCGGAAGCCCTTGGTTAGCGCTGTAATGATCTCTTAACCAATTTGGAGAGTAATAAGCCCATAAAAGTCTGTCAGCGGTGTAATCAAAATACTCATTAGCCTCATTCAATACAGCAAGATCTGCCCACTCCGCAGCATCATTCCTTGCATACATAGCCAAGCGGGAAAGATGCTCCTCTCTTTGTGGAAACGTGTTAATCCGATCAAGCATTCCAACTCTTTTGCCATCAACTACTTTGTTAACCGCCTGACCTTGGTCAGATTGCGCCTCATCAACGAGCATTTCCTTGATGGCACCAAGCATTCTGGTAACACGTCTGACATGTGCGATAACGCCTTGCCACCGCCAGTGGGGGCTTCTCCAATTAAATTCGTCTTGGGCAACTCCAGTGGGTTCTTCAAACTTCAAAATCTCTTCGACATAGTCTTCGGTATTGGGCGTTGAAAGACCTTCATAACGAGATGTCGGCCCGTAATCACCACGGTTTCCAGTATTAGTGAACTGGTACTGGGGGCTAGAGGGATCCGTTTGCTCGCTTGTAATATCTGGAGGTATGTAACCCTGCCTCAGCACAAGAATCTTCGCAACGGCGCTTTGGTTAAGAACTAGGAGAATGTTCTCTTTGGTTACTTGGTCATCTAACTTTGGTCCATCTCCAATTATTCCATCAAAATCTCTCACTTCTTGTGAGAATCTATATAGCGCTTCGTTCTCAACCATCTTTATGTAGTCAAGAACACCAGACCACTCAACCTCAGTCTGTTTGATCTTCCCGTCCTTAACCATTTTGCCGATGTATTGGCGCCACTTATCAGGAGTGGCTTTGAATTTATCATCGGTGCTGATGGCATCAATTCCGCGACCCAAGGCGGAGAAGAAGGTGACTTGAGTTGGGGTAAGACCGCTAGACGGATCGTCTAGCGTTTCTCGAAGACTTGCCAGCGTCCCGCGCTTTGCCATCGTCAAGAACTTCTTGTCCCTCAGACGCGCGAGGCTTCCTCCGTACCCTGGGGCGCGCTTTCCAAATTTTCCTTCGGCATACTGCGGTTTCGGACTGACTCCCGCTGCTGCGCGATCAGCATCGCTTTGTCGCCCACCGCCGTTATCAGATTTTGAAGGGACATATCCATGCTTGCGCTTGAGCGCTCGTTCGGTGTAGAAACTGATGGTTTCATTGGTGGTCGCCTTGTTGTACCCAGCCTTCATGGCTGAATCGATGATGTAGAACCAGCGGATGGCTTGGAGAGCAGATGCTTCCAGCACAGTTCCAGATTGCTTCTCAAACTCTTGCTTAAAGATCTTGTTGAACTCAGTGAACACATCGTGTTCGGCCATGCCAACGGGCAGACCAGTGTTATTCTCAAACATTTTCTCAAAGTAACTGCGGATGAATCGGGATTCCCAGATGTCAATGGTCGTGTATCGACCATCACCGACCGCATTGAGCGTGTAGGCGCCAACCTTCTGTCCAAAGATGAACATCCTAGGGATGTTCGTGTCCTGTCCAGTGGCTTCCATCACCAGGGTCTTGATGTTCCCGATGCCGCCAACGCCGCCCTTGTAGCCCATGCTCTTCTTAAAGGCATGGAGTTCCTTGACAGGCACTTCTTCTTGAAGATGTTCAACAGCGGCTTTTACTGAACCAAGTTCCCGAACCAGTTTCTCTACAGCCTTGACCGACCTGCTCTTGATATTTGCAGTAGTTCCGCTGATCGGGAACGGCGACCTTTCGACAATGATCGTCCCAGTGCCTGGCTTTGGCCCAAGCCTGATCTGAGAGAAAGATCCAGCCTTGATCCAATGAAGAAGGAAATTCACCGCATCACCCATGTTGCTAGGCAATTTGGTGTTGGGCGAGTTCAACCCAGCAAATACCCTGAAGAACAACATTTCGTCTTCGGTAATCGGGCGCTGAATGTAGTCTGACAAGATTGATCGGCTTACTTCCCAGTCTTTCCTGTAGTAGTCAGAAAACTTCGGGTTATCACGAAGGAACACCGCGATGTCCTTGATCGCAAGTTTTGCAGCCTTATTGAAGTTCTTCGGGTCAAGCGCCAACTGTTTGCCAGTTCCAGCAAGCAGAGTTGCCCATCGCTGCTTGAAGAAGGTATTGCTGTCGGAAATCGACTCTCGACCAAGACGAGCAACTTCGGCCTTTGCGTCTTCAATAGGCCCCCTTCCACGGGGCTTCAAAGAACTCATTGCGTCTGACTTGGGCGCGGACCGCTTACGCTGATCTGCGTCTGCGTTGATGAACGTGCCAACGCCCTCAGTTGCAGTAGGACGAAGCGAAGGAAGTGGCGCAGCAGCGTTAGAAGTCTGAGCGGTAGCAGCAGCAGGCTTTGCCTCTGGTCCACCAGCAGCAGTTACAGCACGACCGTATCGAGCCATTGAATTGAGGTAGTTGCTCTCAACCTTCTTTGAGAAGTCGGAATGGACCTTCATCTCGCTTGCGCTGGCGCCTTCCATGATCTGCTTGATCGTGAATACCGCCTGCTTGGCTTCCTTGCCTGAGTAGTTGTGGTTAACAAGTACAGCGGAAAGCCAGTCAGCGAAATTCTTCCAACTCCTGTTATGGGAATTCTTAGTTGATGTCTCCCATTCAATTGCCCGTGCAGTGACGTTATCTGATGGGACGTCATGGACCGTCGCGGTCGATTCCTCTGCAAAGGATCTAACTCGCGCAAGGCCCTCCCGCGCGTCTTCCTTTTGTACGCGCGTGGACTTCTCGTCGGCAAGGATTGCAGTGGCGGCGCGCCACAGACCAGCGTAATACGAGATTACTTGAGGCTCAGACATGCCCCTGGTTCGTGGATCTCCACCAAGCGTTGACATGTAGCGAGCGCCTCCGCTCATAGCAAACACGGGGTCAAGGTGGACTAGTTTAGAGATGAATTCTGCGCCAGCCTTGGTAGATCGACCGATCCCGTGAGTGATCTCATGGAGCGCGATAGCCCACGCATTGCGAGCAGTGAACGCGGTCCCCTTGTTGTCACGAAACAGAAACAACCCATCTGGGGTGGCCTGTTCGGAGAACATTCCATTTTGGCGAGTTGGCTTTCTGATCACCCTCTTAGAACCATCTTTGTTCTTGATGGTGAAGGTCACGTCGCCTTCCAAGATGATCGGAGATGTAACAGCGGCCTTGAGTTTCCGCTCTCCTTCAGAGAGTTTGGCGTCAGGGACCTCTGAGATGTTCGCCTTTACAGTGACGTCGCTGTTCTTTGCTCCACCGACCTCTTGTACAGACAGGTATGGGGAAGAGAAAGGCGCTTCGGGATCATGCTCATGGACATACCCCTGATCATCAACCTTTGACTGCTTTGACAGGGCAGCGTCGTCTTCTACGGCCATCGTTACCGATATGCGCCCACGGATCTTCTGCTTCTTGCTTGGTCCACGTCGAGCCTGAGTAGGCATTCCGTTGGCAAGCGAATCCATGTTCACTTGCTTCTGGACGGTAGATGAAATCGATGCGAGTTCTTCACCTTCAACTACAGAAACAGTCTGGCCAGACAGGCCAGCGCGATGCTCCATCATTGATACTTGTGTCTTAGCCTGTTCAGAATCGGAATACACAACGACATCGGCAATGTCGTTCTTAGAATCCCTGAATACGAATGCGCCAACGGCGAGTCCAGACTCTTGAGTCCACATAACTGGGTGGCCAGTTAGTCCCTCAGCATCGTCGTTCTGAATCATGCCAAGAACTTCTTGCACCTTGGCCTTTGACGTAAAGACAAGTTTGCCACCGACCATCGCAATTGGATTGAGCGTCATTTGCAACGCATCCATGCGGGCCTTGACTCCTGTAGTCAACGTTTCCGCAACATCGTTCGGCTCAACAAACAGCGCAGAGCGCTTTCCAGCAGCAATGTCGTCTAACTGCGCCATCGCCATCGATGAACCGCGAGCAGACGTAGCGTTAGTCGAGATGGAGAACCTAGTCTTGCCCTCCTTGCCAACAGGAGCCTTTGGCGACAGCATCTCGATCTTGGCCTCTTGCTGAGCCTTGATCAGTTCGCCAGAAACAATTGACGTCATGTCATTTTTTTCGATGGCATCAGCAAGTTTTGCTTCGGCACTTCGAGCCTTGAGGCCAGTGCTTGCCTCTGAGTAGCCAGCAAACATGCCTCCCGCCATAGCACCAACAGTCATTTGTTCCGCAGTTTCAGCAGTGAAGAACGACGATTGGTATTCCCGTGGCGTGTAAAACTTGTCCAGGATTACTTGACCTACTTGTGGGACTCCCTCTTCAAGCGGGCCTTCGATCAAACCTGCCACCACAATCTTCTCTGCCGTGTTCACTGCCTTCTTCCATCCCCTTGGGCGCGCAAATTGCCGCTCCAATTCGGACAGAGTCGGTTCAATGATTGCAGGCTTAATCTTTGGGGTCATTCCCAACTTGGAACGCACGAAATTGCCGACTGAAGGCGCCTTGAGAACTCCTAGCGTTAGCAGGTTTCCCGTTCCTTCAGATCCAACCTCAATGAGTCCCTGCATAGTGGCAGCAGATTCCATGTCAGACATGGATGGAGGCAAAGGCATGTCAATGCCGTTTTCCTCTGCAAACTGCCGCTGCTGCTTCCAGACGTTGTATCGGTTATCCCAAGATTGGTTGTACCCACTCCAGTAGAACGGAATAGTGGATGCGACAGCCAAGTCTGCGCGCCCAAGCAACATTCCAGGAACTACGACTGGAAGAGTTCCAATGGCAGAACCAAGCATCTCTGCGGTCTTGACCAATGCTGGACTTGAACCACGGCCAAGTCGCTCATTGATGAGGCTTGGGTTATTTGGATCAGGGCCAGCAAGATCTGACGCAAATCCAAAGGTGAGAAAGTTCGTTACTGAACGGGCATTCTCTTTGGCAGCCTTAGCGGCCTGTTGCCCAGCAAGCGTCCGCAATTCAATGCGATTCTCCTCAAACTGTTTGGCCATATTTGGATCGCTCTTTGCCAAAGCAATCTCCTGCTGGCCCTTTTCGCTCGAAGCCAAGTAGTTTCCACTAGGAGAATACTTGTCAGCCTTTGGAAAAAACGTGGAATTAGGAAGGTAGTCCTTCCACTCAAATTCATCGTCTCCGACTGCTTTTTCAGTCTCTAAGATGCCCGAAGCCATACCTCCCATGATGCCTTCAAAGCCAGTGGTAGCCGTGGAGATAAGACCCTGAACCATCGTCATGGCCGTTCCACGATAGTTCTTGGAAAAATCATCCCACTTTGGAGACGGCTTCCCATTCTGGTAGTTCAACCTACGCGCGGCAACGAATTGGTTGACCATCGGGTTAGTTGATTCATATCGGTGAGACGCCGTACTTCCCGCCACCTCAGTCCGAATCAAACCCTGTTCCTGATCCTTTGGAGCGACCGCTTGAATTGATCCCTCAATAGGCAACTTGGCTAGTTGCATATATGCAGCATCATCGAACTCATTTAAAATATCGTCTGTCGCACTTGCAACAGACGATTGTCTAAAGAGATCACCAGAAGAACTTTGCTCTAGCCATTTAGGATTAGCCTTAAACGGCTGCAGTTTCTTGGACAACTCGCGAGCAAATGTCCGACTTTTAGAATCGTTCATTAGATGTCATTCTCTGGTGGATATGCGGCAGGGGCAGGAGCAGGGGCAGCAGCAGGGGCTGGTGCGGCAGGAGGAGTAGGTCGAGCAGCAGGTGCTGCTTGAGGACTTTGGGCCGCTGCGCGCGCCATTAAAGTAACTGCCGCATTGTTGATTGCCGCAGGGGTAGAAATGGAATACCCAAAGTTGTTAGCAGCCCACTCGTCTAGGCGAGTTAGATACTGCCTAAATTCTGGAATCTTTGCTGGGTCCGTAGGAGGATCCATCTTTGGAATCATGGCGCCATTGGGCCAGATGGTATTTTGGACAGAAGTAATGGCGCGCATCCGCTCATACATTCCCATTTGACTGAATGGAGCGCCTCCATCAGTTGCCAGTCGGTCAAAGAACCCAAACTGCTCTTCAGAATGCGCGGTTTTAAGTTCTGGGCTGAGGTACATGTTTGCAACCTGTTGAATCGCAAACCCAGCAAACTGATCATTATCATCGCCAGACGACAACAATCGCTCCGCGTTTTCCTGAACAAGCGAAGGAACCTCCACGGTAACCGTGTTGAGATTCGCATCGGTAGTTTGCCTCTTGCCCCGCTTAGTCATGATGCGTTGAAGTTCTGGCAAGATCCTGGACTCTTGCAACTGTCCAGTCATGTCCTTCTTCAATGTCCTGCTTCCATTAGTCTTAAGCGCTACATAGACACGCTGCATGTTTTCAATGGCGCGAGCAGGATCAATCTGCGCTTGGGCAGAAAATAGTTCGGCCAATCCTGGCTCAAGCGGGACGGTCTTCAAAAGTTTAGAAACCTTATCGACACTGTCTTTGCGCTTCTTTTCAAAGGCCACCTTCTGTCGAACTTCAGCCCTTGTCTTTTCGCGCATGGTCAACAGAGACATCCACTGATCCATTCGGATAGGGACGTTCGCTCCGTTGATGGAAATAGACGGAGTTCCATCCTTGAAGTAGCCAAGATCAAACGTCTCTAGGCCCACTGGATCTCCATCAACAATTCCTGACAAGGTCAAGTCAAAGTCATTGATGTGACTCGCTTCGCCTTTCGTAGCAGCGGCCATGAGCGACTGTTGGCTTGGCTGCGTAGGCGTTTGACTTGGGTCATACTCATCAGCAGCACCAACTTCATCAGTGGCACCCTCTGCATCCGTTGCCATATCAGGTGCATCGGAAATAGCAGGCGGGGCTTCAGCCATAGGATCGTCAAGCGCTGGGTCTGTTTGTTCTTGATCTTTGATCATCGGTAAATCTTTCGGTCAAGTCCGTAACGTTTGTTGTCTGTACGGATATCGGCCATAGACCTTCGCCTAGGAGCAGGGTTATCGTCATATGGATCTGCTGGAGGCAAAGCATCAATTGGGCCTCCAATGAGGTTGTCCAACATGCCTTTCAGCATCGCTGACATTTCTGGCCCCTTTGTTCCCGCGCTAGTTACACCGTTTTCAACTCCTCGATACTTGGCATTTCGCTCCCGCTCTAACGTCCACGGAAGTTCAGCCGAAAATCTGGCATTAGCCTGATTTCGTTTGTCGGTACGGCCTTCAGTTTCCTTTAGCCGCTCGTAGCGTCGATCTTCCTCCGCAACCTTTTCCTTCTTGTTGTAGGCTTGATCTTCCAACTGACGCATACGCGCGCGTTGCTCAGCGCTCATTAGCCGTAAATCTTGGTCCTCAGCGTTCATGTCGGAAATACCTGCAGCAGCAGTCGTCTGCATTGCAGCGCCCGCGCCAGCGAACATGTTCTTGGGGTCGTAGGCTTTAAGCCCCGCACCGATTCCAAGCATCAAGTTCTTCCAATCACGCTGAGAGTACGAAGCCGATGTGTCTGCTGAACTAGGCATTTTACCTTCCTCCTACAGCGCCGCCGCTGGAGTTATATCCGCCGTTTATGTCTCCACCAGACTGATTGGTGTATTGGCCGCTGTAGGTATTGGGAGTAGACATTCCTCCGCCTCCGCCTCCGCCCATCGATCCCATATTTCCCATCAACGCTCCGCCAATAGACGATGCCATGTTTCCCCACTGTTGGAAACCAGAACCAACGTTCTGGTTGACTGCAGTATTGATCCCAAGCATTCCATTCAAACCCTGCTGGCGCATCTGGTACTCGTTGTTCAAACCAGACATGCCCATGCTTGCCGCTTGATTGGTATAGGACTGGAAGATGTTCGACAGGTTGGTCGCTTGATTCTGGCTGATGGCGCTAAGTCCACTTCCCATCTGAGTAGACAGGTTGGACATTCCAGCCGCACGTTGAGCCTCAAGTTGTGACAACTGAGACGAGTACTGCTCTCGCACCATGCCCTCTTGCATTGCACCCTGCCCACCAATCGCCGTAATCCGATCCTGGCCAAACGAAGTTTGACCCATGCCAGAGAAGGCGTTGCGGGCTGATGCAGACTGCATGGACTTTGCAGTTGCTTGCTTGATGCCAGCGATGGTGCTTTCGCGACCAACGCGGGCTTCTGCAAGAGATCGATCCATTCCAGAAGCGTACTCAGACTTGGCGATGTCAAAGTACTTGGTGAAATCACTTCGAGCGATTTCCATTTCACTTCGATACAAACCCATGTTGCGCTCACGGTCTGCTGAGTACTGATCGATGACTGCTGAATACCCGCCCTTGTATTCGTCAGCCATCTTTCCGTATTGGATCATGTACTCCTGGGCTTGTCGGCGCATAGCGCGCTTACGCTGTTGATTGCCTTGCGCACTTAAAATGCCTCCACCAACCATTGCGATGGCACCAAAAATTTGACTCATGGTGTTGAACCTCTGCTCTTTCCTACTTGAGAGAATGATCCTGAAACACGCTCAACAGCCCAAGGATGGCCGTTAGAACCAATGGTGATATACATGGCCTCTGATCTGATCCTGCATTTCATGGCCTCGTTTCTTCCAACGTTGAGTTGACCAATTTCAGTCACAGTCGAATTAGGAAACGACGCCGCAGAAACGTTGGTATTGTCTTTTGCATCTGGAGCAATAGGCAATTGCCTGACTGTGATCATGCTTCCATCTGGAGAACCTTCATCAGCCACGATCTGCTCGTAATCGACTTCGTAGTTGGTCGGATTCTTTCGCGCGACAGTCCACCGATTCGGATTTGCAGTTGATGGAGTAGGACTAGCGGCTTGCCACCGAACAACCCAATCTCCAGGGCCGTTGTATTCCCTGGAAATGCCAGAGGCAAATAGGTCAGTTTGGGTGTAGGTTCCAAACGGCCTAATTGCCAAACGGCCATCGATGTTGTTGGCTGGCGCTGTATCTGAAGATCCGCCACCATCGTAGGTGCTAGCAAACACAGTTGAACTAGCCTCTCCACAGTCGATTACTAGCGCGTTCAGGTTGGTGACAAAGATGACGTCGGTTTGAAGACCAATTGCTTCTTGGGCAGTTGATCCACAGGACACAGATACAACTGGCGCAACGCTGTAGTCAGTGATCGGCAACTCGTATCGATCTTCTGCCAGATCTACGCGAAGTTCGTTCAACTGATACCGATATGGAAGAGGCGCCAGAAACGGACCAAACGTCATGCTTGCTTTAACAAACTTTGCTCGCTGATCAACTTCGGTCATTCCCTCAGAATTATATCCGTCAATTCCCGAGTTGACGTCCTTGTCTATCAATGAAATAGACATGTCATTTCCAAAGAATAACTTTCCGCTGTGGCTTCGCGCTGTACCGACATAACACGACGATGTAGGGTCATACATCATCGGATCGGAGAATCGCTGTGGCCAGAATGAGTTGGTCTTCAAGTCGTAAAACAGATGAAGACTTGCAGAGTCAGACCCGCTTACAGCAAGGAATATCCAAACTCCTTCTCGATCTGGGTCATAGCAAAGAGAAGGGAACACTTCTCCAAATGCGACGTTGCCGATCAAAGCACTAGCGTTAGTGTTGATCGTTGTGTCTGTGTCCTGCGCGTCAGCGGTAATTGAACCGTCTGAGAGTTTGGTGTAGTTCGTTGCGCCAGTACTTCCAATGTCTGTTTGCAGTGACCTGAACGTTCCTCCAGCAAGCGGAGACGATCCACCAATTGCTGGCGTTCCAAAGTCCAAACGGAGGAAGAAAGAATCTAGGCGCCCAGCACTGACTCGATTGCCGCGATTGAAGTTGAAGTCATTTGCGTTTAGGGCATAGAGTCCATCGTTACCTAGTACAAATGCTCCCTTTTCTTGGCTCTGGCAAAATGCTCGCTGACCAGAAATTCCAATGCTTTTCGTCAGATTCACCATGGATGCATTGGGATCAAACACAGGGTCCGATGTAAGAAACGAGAACGAGTCTGTGCATCCAAACATCAATCCCGTCTGTGCAAACGGAAATATCGCAACAATTGGACTTCCAAGTGATCCATAATCATGCAATGTTCCGCCAGCAATTGCTCCGATAAAATTGGTTCCATCCCATCCATCAGTCGTACCACCAGATGTATCTGGATATGGCTCGTCGGGAGCGCAAGCAAACCATAGATTGGGGGTCAGTTTGAATCCAGCAAGCACCAGTCTTGCGCCCCACCTGCATATCAGGGTTGCTCTATTACCAGTAGTGGATGCAGGATCTGTGTGGCAAGGACCGTGAGGGGATGCGTGAGGCGCACCCCATTGAAACGCACCAGTTGTCCCAGTAAGGGACACATACACATAATTGGTGCCATCAACAAAGTAGAAGTGTTCGTTGAACTGAACACCCTCTACAAGGCCAGTTGTGTTGAGAAGAGCAGTTCCTTGATTCGCAAATACCTGCGAAGTCATCGTTCCGCTTGACACTGGGATGGTCGCATTTGGGTCAGCGAAATACACCTTTCCAGCACGGACAAAGATGATCTTCTCTACCAACACGCCGCTCTGATATGCCCTGAAGGTGGACATAAACTGGACAGCGCCTAGGTTGTATTGCAGCGTTCCAGTCCTAGTTCCGATTCTGGCTCTTCCGTTCCACGGGTCGGACGGCATCACATTCAAACATGATTGAGTCATTCCAGGAATGGCATTACTGAACTGCGTCTGCTCAGTAAATCCGCCAAACGGAAGTTGAACTGGGATGTGGGTCACGATCTCTTGATCGCAATCAATATTGCGTATATTGCTGCGCCTGCACTTGCCACAATGGGGGAAGGATCGTTGTTGAAAACCTTGCAGAATGCTGGCAGTAATGCTCCGTTGCCGTCAAAAGCAATGATGATCCCGTCATAATTGCCGCCACTAGGAGAGGTCGCTGTCCATGTGACTGGATTTAGCGCAGTCAATGTCCAACTTGCCCCGTTTGATGCTGTGTAGATATTACCTACTGAACTTGCAGGAGCAATGATGGCAATGCGATCCAGCAGCGATTGCAGATTCAACCCGTCGGTGAGGGAAGTGGCATCTGCGACTCCAGTCACTTTAAATCCATTCATTGCTGCTCCAGCACTGAAGGTGGCTAAGCCAGTGACTCCAAGAGTGCCTCCCATTGAGCAATTGCCAGTCAAAACACTGGTAGTGGTGCAACTGATGCTGTTAGTAACCAACTGAGTGGCAGTAAAATGCGCGCTTAGAGTGCCGCCGACCGCAATACCAAGTTGATTTGCAGCCTTCCAGTAAAGACCCGTATCGGTGTCGCTAGCAAACGCAATTGCTGGAGCGCCTACCACTCCATCAGCAATAGTGACAACGCCTTTGGCATTGACGGTCGTGCATTCAATCGGAGTGCCAACGGCTGCTCCAGTTGCCCAGTTGCTTAGCGGCATCCATGCGCGCCAAGCAGCCGATCCGCCGTCATAGAGGCGAAAGTAGTTCTTGGATGGGAATGATGTAGTTCCATTACCCTCAGTAGAAAGGAATTGGGCAATGGTGTCTCCGTATGCGGTGACAAGCAGCGTTGCAATTCCGTCGTCCACCGCAAAGGTGAAAGGGCCATTTGTTGGAGAAGCAGTGGCGCTCACAAAGCGGTATCGGCCAGCAACACGATTTGTTCCATCGTTCAAATCAGAAGAACTTGGACTTCCGAAGTACGGAAGAGAACCCGTCAACCAAGGGGTTGCTGACCAAACAGCACCAGTACCGACCTTGAGTTGGCTGAGAGTTGTATCAAGTCCAAATTCACCACTGTTCAATACTGGATCTGTACCCCAGTTGGCAGTGGTGTCGCGTCGGATTTGGATCTTCGCAGTCATGGGGTTTCCTCAGTCATGTAGGACGGTGGTAGTAAATACCAGCCTTCTGGAACAACAATTGAATTCTCTGACCGTGTCCATACACCATCAACGCGGTGGTACACCCTCATCCTCGCTCCGTTCGGTTCCGCTATCCGCATTGGGCTGCTTTCGGGGACGAAGATCGTCCTGCTTCCGCACCCAAGCACGAAGGCGAACAGAAGCAAGACGCAAAGTCTTGCGGTCAACATCAGCATCGACAGCAGTGTTGCTACGGTCGAAACGCTTCTCAAGGTAAGCGAATAGAGCGAGGGCGAATGCGGCAACAAACTTGTCGAGCATGGCATCACTTCAGTCCAGCCTGCTCGCTGGTTACGGTGTTGTCACGGGCGAACAGGCCGATCCCAAGCGCAGCCAGCGCGCTGAAGATCGCCTCCAACGAGAAGGTGGTGGCAGGATCGTTGTCAAGCATCGCCCCGATTTGGGTAGCCATGATTGCGACAGCAGCCAAGATTCCGACAAGAGTGGTCTTCCAACTCGACATTTTAAGCCTTTTCTAGTTTGGCGATTCGCTCGTCGTAGTGACTGACCTGCACCTGAAGCCGAGCGATGGCAACTTCAAGAGCGACGATCTTGGAATACACAACCACAGTGGTGGTGATTGTGGTTGCAATGATCCCTAGCACAGCAAACATAAGTTCGGTAGTCATAGCGCTCTCAGGTAGAAATTCTCTATTTATCGGAGTATGGAGAATATACCTGCCACAGGCTAGAACGCGATAGAACTCTATAGAACTACAGAACTTATATCGATTATCTACTGCATTCGATGTCGAGAGCCAAAGCGTCTGTATACAGGAGAGACGCAGTTGTCCCGTTGAGTTTGATGATTCCACAGACCACTCCAAGCGCTCGCGCAGGAAGTGTTGTGATCTTTGGTATCTGCCCTGTTCCAAATGTCGCTACCAAGACGCCGTCGATATAGAACGTTGCCGATGTTCCAGCAGCGTTCACTATGATTTCAAATGAGTGGAAGTTGGTGTCATGCGTTACACCAGTATCAATACTGGCTGCTGCTGAGTTATTTTGAGAACATGCCCGCCACGTTGTTTCACCAAGACCAACCCGTGGAGATTGAAACACAAGAGCATCTGCCGCAAGAGCGGATTGGCTATCGTTGAATCCGATGTGAACAATAAACTCTGCGGTGGTCACAACAGACAAGACTGGAATCTTGACACAGGCGTATAGCCGATGCTCAGACAATCCAAAGCCAACAGCATCTGTAGCAATTGAACCAACTCCAGCACGTCCAGAGGAAGTTGTTCCAGTTCCGTGAACGCAAATACCAACCCTGTTTCCGTCCGCAATACTAGCGGTGGAAAAGGTGTTTGATACTCCAGTTCCACTTGAGTAGTTTGACCAGTCGCCAGCAGCGTTCATGTCGGAGAACAAAGAAGAGCGCTTGCGCCTGTTGATTCGGCCATCGACGGTCACTAGTCCACTACCAGCAGAAACGGTTACATGGTTACCAGCCGTCAGCACACTCTCATTTGAAAGAGTGCCGTCCGCTGCCATGACCACATATTGAGCGTCTACAGGAGCGCCAGATGTTCCAGCGGGTCCAGTCGGTCCAGTGGCACCAGTGGCACCAGTGGCTCCTGTAGCCCCTGCAGCGCCGTTTGATCCAGAACTGCCATCGGCACCATCAGCAGCCATCACCTCCCACTGCGAGGCAGGAGGGTCCACTAGCGTCGTGTCTGTAACGCAGATGTAGGATCGGCCTCCATACCGAACCACGTCACCTACAACATAGGCTTCGGATGGGCTGTAAACACCCCTCCAGCGAATGTTGCTGAAGGACGATGCTGGCGCTCCTACTCCACATACCCCCGACGATACCGCTGAGGATTCTCGACGAAAGGGGCTGACACGATTCGACAGCAACCTCCCATAGTCTCGCTGCTGTATTCCATCCTTGATCGCCGCCGCATTGAATAGCGGACCTTGGTCGATCTCGATGAGCCGTGCCGAAAGACCTTCGTCTTCATAGGCTAGCCCAAAGGCCCGTGCATACGCAATGAGAAGCGCTTCGGCGTATGCAGGGACAGGAATTTGATAAACATCGGCAGTCATCGACGAAGTCTCGCCGCTGACTGGAACCCACGATCCTCGATATCGGATGATCAAAGCATCCGAACTAGTTACGTTTGGTGTTGGAAACAATTCCAATCGGACGGACGGCATTCCCGATCCATCGACAAGTGGAGTTGTTGTTCCTGCTTGCGCCCACGGGCGAGCCATTGCCGCGTAGTAAGAACCTGTGGAAAGAGATGGGAACGCACTGGTCCTCATCATTTCCATGTTCTCTGGGCTGGTCATCTCCACACGCCAACCCAGTCCAGCCCTGCAAGTCAGGGAGATAATCTCTTCGGCGTCACCTGGGAGCGGAGCGTAGTCCTGTTGGGCAACCACTGAAATTGGACGAGCAGTCCTCTCGCGGAAACGCCATGACTTCGAGAAGAGATAGTTGCCAGCCTGATTGACGATCTCAGCAATCCGCTGATCGCGGTTGACACCTGACACTACCGAAGGCTGGCCTCCGAGAGCGAGAACGATGTGTTGCTTGAGTCCGCCGTAAGTCAGCATAGAAGCGTAGTGTTGCGGTTCCCCGCAACACTACGGTAGTAGTTGTCAGATCACGCGCCGCCGATGGCGAAGGCGTAGCCGTTAAACAGCACCTTCATCATTACCGTTCCAGCATCGGTCTTGGCAGTAAACCCAATACCCAGTGCTGCGCCATTTGTCGTAGCCGCAGGAGTCTGGAGAGCGGGAACCAACACGCCAACGGAGTTGGTAAGAACTGTAACGCCAGCCACAGTAATGTTGCTCGTTACAGTACAGGTGACCTTTGCGTCAACCAAACCGTTGACGCAAACAACGCACCGCTGTCCTGCGACAGCAGCCGTAGTCACAACGGCAAATACGCCGCCGTGACCTGCTCCTGTCGCAGCCGCAGCAACCGATTTGATGACAACATTGAAGGGGTTCTTCTTGTTGTCCAAGTCGGTAATCTTGGTTACGTCGGTATAGGTGGTGCTTACACCAGCAAGGTCAAACATCACCAGATCACCAACGGCAACGTCTACCGCAGCAATCGGAGAACAAAGGACTTGATGAGGGGTAAGCCCACCAAGATTTCCAGTGGGACAGATAATTCCAGGGATCATGTGGTTACTCCGATTAGGCGCTAGCAGGGATTGGTGAGACGATTCCGTGACGTTGACGCGAGTTGCAGAACAGATTCGACCAGCAATCGACAGGCTGAACGTAAGTGAATGGCTGATTTGGATGACGAAGAACTTCGTGCTGCTTGAAATACCGCTTCGCGTGGAAGATCGGAGTCAAGTAGTTTCCGTTCACAAAGTAGTAGCGAGGCGCACGGCAAACAGTCAAAGCAGCCTCTTCGGTACCGAGGTTGGTCCAAGTGGTCGCAGATGCCGTTCCACCAGCACTAGTTGCAGTTGCTCCGTTATAAAGAGCCATAGTAGCGCCAACTGCAGTGGTGGTAGCAGGATAGAGAGCAGCCGTATCCAGATCTGAGCAGTAAGTTACGTCGATTCCAGCGTATTGTGGAGACGAGTAAGATGCATCCTGATACGAGACAAGAGTGTCGTTGCTTGCACGGAGAGCGTTGCGATAACGCTGGACGCCGCTTCGGCTAGACAGAATCATCTGGCGATTCAGGTTGTCATTCTCAAAGTACTGCTGACGCGTCGATGGCGCTTCGTAGCGAAGGCGCATAAACATCAGATCGAAGGCAGAAAAGATGTTGCCAACATTTGCAGTAGAGGCAGACCCCTGACTGTAAATCGTGTTGGACGACAAGGAAATAGCCGTTGAATCACCCCAAGACGTGGCAGTGGGATTCTGCTTCAACGAGTCGTACAACTCAAGAACGTTGGACCAACGGTTCTCAGTGAACGGATTGATTCGCATCACCGTAGTAGCACTGTTATCAGTACCAGTGAACGGAGCCGTACCGCGTCGGCCAAGCGAACCACCAAAGTCCTTGCCGATTTCAGAGATGAAATACGGAAGAGAATAGGGAAGTCGGCCAGACTCATCTTCCATCTGTGCAACAGACGGAGGCGCCCACAGATCCTCCTCGAAGCCGTTGAGCATCGAGGTCCACATTCGCTGCTCCTTGAGTCGCTTAAGGCGCTTGTAAGCAACCTTAGTCGAACCACTGGTTTCGCCAGTGTTCAACTCAATCTCAGCATCGGTCCACGACATGTGGTCCAACGAGAAACGCCAAGGGCAACGGATGTAATCCGAAACCTGGGGGTTACGCCAAGTGAACGTGTCGTTCGGCTGGTAGTGGTCGAACGTGCGCGAGTCATCAAACATGATGACGTCGCGGATTTCGTTGCCACCCTGAACAGTCTGCTCAGTGGTCTTACCCTTGAGAAGACGGCTAAATGCGTAGGTGTTCTTCACTGCCTCGTTGATAACGCTATCCGCGCTCGTGAGATAGGAAGGACCAGTAGAGGTCATGAAGTCATTGAAGGTCTGAATTGAGGGCATGGGATGCCATCCTTATGTTGTTAGCGTGAAAGGGCCTTGAGGGCGTCGGATTTGCTTCCACCAGACAGCAGGATATCAAGTACAACGTCTTCTCGATCACGGGTTTGCACCACGCGAGGAGCAGCCTTGCCAACAGTCGGACGAGCCGCATTACGCGGGTCGATCTTGACTGGATGTCCTACACGCTGAAGGAACGCTTCTGCGACAACCTCTTCTACGGAACTGAACTTACCAGGGTTTTCGCGCCCGATAGTCGCGGCAACTTCAGTGATCTCGTCAAGTGAAGGTGCAGATTTCCCGTACTGATTCGCGTATTTGAGATAGGCGCCCTGAGTCTCGTATTTCACTTCCATGATTCGAGAACGGTCAGAGAACTCAGCCCGAAGTTGATCAGCCAGTGTGCGAAGCGGCTTTGCCGCATCTCCTCCAAAGATTTCCTCAAACGAGGCCAATGGATCTTTATCACCATCGTCTCCGTCATCGTCTTCGCCATCTTCAGTCTTATTGTTATCAGACTTGTTTGGCTTCTTTGGATCGACTGCCTTCAACTTCTCGCTGTACGAATCAACATCGGCTTGTCGTTTGGCGGACTTGAGGCCCCATTCCTTCAACTTGGAAGGATTAGAAGCCATTCCGTCAATGACATCCGATGGAACCCCATCTCGCTTGAGCGCCTTGATGGCCTTTGTTAGGTCAAGGTCTGGTGCTGATGGAATTTCTTCAACGTCCCGAACGTATTCGGGTTCGTCCTTACCAAACAACCTATCGAGTACCTCGTCCTCGTTTGATGGGTTACCGCTGTTGTTCAGCGATTCCTTCGTTATAGGATTGAACGGAATAAGTTCTTCGGCCTGTGGTGGATTGATGTCGGGTTCTGTCATATCAGTCCTTCTCAAATCCATGCTGAGACATGATGTTGCGCTCATGTTTCTTAGACATAACGATTGGCTTTCCAATCGCTGTTGACTTGCAACCTTCCAGATTCCTAGGCAGCGAGTTGCTGACATAAGGGTACTGGGATCGGTTTAACGCTACGTCGATTTGCACATTCGAGAATATGCGGGTCAGACGAATACCGTTGTGTGTGATAATAGAGCCAATTGACGGAACCGATGCCATCGGCATATTGATTTCGACAACATTATCTAATTCGTCTTTAAATTCGTAAATCATTGTTGACTGACTGCTCCCTTGATTCCCGAACGGGAACTAGACGGGATTGGCGATGGTTCACCCATCGCGTTGGTCCTTGATTGAGAAGGCATGTCTTGGATTTGCTGCTGTCCACCCTGTTGCTGGGGCTGTTGTTGCTGTTGCAACATTCCATAATCGATCATTTCTGACAGATTGGGGACGTTCAAAGCGTCTCCGACAATAGAAAGGATTTCCTTCCACTTGACGTGAGGCATCGAAACCATGCCCTGAGCGACATTGGAGGTGATCTGAAGGAGTTCCATAGCCCGACGCTGGACCATGACTTCAGACACCCGTTCCATGCTGTAGGAATCGACGGAAACCTCAAGATCTTCCCATCCTGGCATACCTACGCCACCAGTAAACACTGGATTGGATTCAAGAAGGGTGATTACACCCTCCTTGCCAAGAGGGATAACGACACGGTCGTCGTGCCACATGTACCACGCCACCGAACGCCCAAGGTTGTCAACGCTTTCCTGGAACTGGCGCTTGAGGTGGGCCATTCGCATGGAAGCGCTACTTTCGGCTACCGCAACCTCCGTCGCAGTCGCATCTCCAGAAATGTTCCCGCGCATAGCGTCATGGATACCCGAAACCCGATCAAGTCGGTCTTGGGCCATCGATGAATACTGAACCTGCTGCTGGGTGATGCCGCCGATTTCTAGGTTGATGACCTTGTCTTTGTCTAGACTTTCGGAAAGCACGATGAAATCGTGAGGCTTGTCCTTGATGTCTTGGGCAAGTTTGTGGTTTCGGCTGTCTACCAGTACGAGACGCTTGTAGGCGGCTGCGCTCATACGGACGCTTGACAGGTGCATGTTGAGGTCATCAATCTGCGACTGGATAGCGACAAGTGGTGACAACGGGTACGGGTCATCTGGCACCGTATAGACGCCGAACACGGTGTAGGGTCCATTTCGAGGGCCAAAGAATGGGATGGGTCGTCGGATAAACCCATCGTATTTGGTCGATTTGGACCTGCCCTTGACCATCGTGTAGATGGTTCCGTTGACCATGCCTTGGCCGTACACCTGATCAACGATCTCAGCGATCTCGTCATCGATCTCTGGAACCCAGATTTCGTAGACGCACATCTCTTGGCGGTCCTCAATAAACCGACCACGGTCGTCACGGACTTCGTCCATGTCGGTTTCTGGAGGGATATCCATGATCGCATCGACGTCCCATGAACTGTCTGTTTCAGCCTTGAACAGGAGATCGCTCTTGTCTACTGCATAGCAGTGTCCAAGATAACGAGCGTCCTCCACATGGCTGGCAGCAGGATCAATGAAGAACCGTTCAGGGGAGATGCGATAGGTACGAGGAAGATAAGGCTCACGCCCATCTATCTCGCGAGCCTCTGGTCGAGGCTCGCTGACCGTCAACGCAACACCATACGAAAGGATCATGTCGGTAGCGATGCGCTCTAGCGTTGTCCGAAGTTTGGTGATTCGACACCATCGGTTCACCGCGATCTGCATTCGCTTACCGACCACCATATCCATCATTGCATCTGCACAGGTGATACGAAACTTCGGAGAATCATGAATGATCCTAGGAAGTACCAGCGACAGATACTCATGGTGGAAGTTCTCTGGATCGTCAAGAAACGGATCGGTTCGATCTTCACGGTATCCAGGACCGTGATAACGCTCAATCATGTTCCGAAGATTGGAAAGGTGAACATCACGGAACTTCTCCGCGCTTTCAACTTCCCTGCGAAGTTTATCGAACGTTAGATCGAGCATATTGATCCTTGGTCACTTGTGAAAGCCGCCACCGTAACCACCACCGCTGCCACCACTCTTGGCGCCACCCTTTGCGCCACCTGCGTGAGCGCCAGAAGTAACACCAGCGCCAGACTTCTTTCCTCCTCCACGGGCGCCACCAAATCCACCGCCTTTAGCACCGTCCTTGCCTCCGCCCGCGCCCCATCGGTTGCTGGCCTTACCGCCACCTTGGTTGCTAGTCTGCATGTTTGATCCTCGTTGTGTTTTGCAGTGGAGCCGTTGTGGCAAACTGCTTTGTGATGAAATCCTTGAGCCGCTTTGCGTCCTCTTCGCCAATCTTTTCGATGTCGCGAGATCCGACCAACTTCACTAGGGCGCCACTTCCGAAGAAGGAGATGCGCTCAACACAGTGAATGGGGATAAATACTTGTTCTGAAATCGGAATCAGCATTCAACGCTCCATGTAATGACGGTATTGACACCATTCAACATCGACTTTCATCACCACGGCGGTTTTCTTTTTCATGTTTGATCTTTCAGAAATTTTGACTTACAGAATGGTGTTTCCTACGGGCGCGCCGCATTTCGGTACGACGGAATTTCCGCGTACATGTAGTCAATGTCAATTGTTTGATCTGTTCGACCGCTACCAGAAGAAGCGGCAGAAGAACCAGTCTTGTCTCTTACCTCTATGCTATGCATCATGGTTGCAAAGTCTTCTGGAGCCTCAACAGTGATGCTGGCTACTTCAGAATGGTTTATGAAAAAGTCCACTTGAACACGCGAGCGAGTCTCATTTAGCCAAGTCCACTCTAAGCGCAAGGTGTTCCAATTACTTTTTGGAATAGTTGTCGTCAGTTCAAACAGAGGAGCGCCTGCCCACCAGATAGCGCATACCCAAAATGGTTCGTCGCCTCTATTGTGGAACCCAATTCCCTTATCGAACCTAGCGATTTTACCGTCGTAGAGAGTCTTTCCATTATGGACAAGACCCATACCACAATACTGAACAACTTCTGCTCCAAGTGATGTGGTATTTGATTTAACCCTGCACTGAAATACGTTCCTCTTTTTGATAGGACTATTAGCACTTAGATAATTCCTATCGATTGAAGTAGGGGCAGTTCGGGCTAAATAAATTCCAGACCTTCCGTATGTGACCGTTGATGCTGCTAGGCATCCAATAGTCACAACTCCAAGTGCGTCAACCGAAGTATTGCTTATGGTCATAAGCGCGTTTGTTGGATTAATGCTGTAAATCCAACCCCACTCATCGAGATCAGTGATGAAGTCTGAATAGACAATTCTGTTCTCGTATGTCAGCGGGCCAACAGGAGAGTGGAACGAAGTCATCGCTCAATCCTCAAGCGCACGGTCAGTTGATCGATGGAACAAGGTAATGCAGACCCTGATCCTCCAGACACAATGTCTTTGACCTCGAATGCGGGAAGAACGGCGGCGCTTGTGCGCAACTGCGCGTCTATTGACCCAAGATCCTTTCCATTGGCAATGAAGGAGGTTTTACTTGCATTTTTGGAAATGATGACCTGAAAACTTTGCGGTTGAACTTTCGGAAGAGTGGTGTCAAACGAAGTAAGTACTGAGTTGATTACCACTCCGTAACACCAATTGGTCTTTGGTCCAGTCACGAAGAATCCAGCAAAGTCTGTGGCAGGGACTGTCGCTGTGGAATAATCTCCAGTCGAAACTCCGAATGAAGTCATGTGACCAGCAGCAGCGCTGGTGCCTAGTGTTATCCCCGATCCGTAAATGTCTACTTCGCCTTTACCCAGACGAAAGTTGCGCGTCAGTGCTGCTCCCGCAGCCGTTTGAGCGGGAGCCATATAGATTCCAGCGTATTGGAACACGCCAGCAGACGTTGCACTTGCGATGGAAATCTGCGCTTTGCCTAGCACGTTAGTGGAGTTTGAGTTGTCTACGGTTGCGGCTCCAAGAGCAGAACTTACTGCTGTATTAAACGGCGCAGTAGAAGTGATGAAGTCTGAGAACAGACAGACATCAGGCATTGAATTCATGCCAGTGAAGGTAGTGAACATCGTCATTGCTTGTCTCCCGTTGCTTGTTCTGCAACACTTGATTGTAAACGCATATGTAAGACCGATATGCCCATGCGAAGCACATCGGCCATCGATATGTAGGTACCGAATTTGTTTGAGAAAACTTCGGACAGTACCTTCACCTGACGGTGAGATTCAATGTCTACGCGAAGTGTGCATGTCTTCTTCTTGGTCAATGCTTTGCCCTGTTGGTGGACCTGCTCACAACACGGGTGTTCGACTTGCGATTGTCGCGAGGGTTGCCGTTGCGATGGTCCACATCATTACCGTCGCCCTTAGAAATACGGCCCTCGCTCTTGGCGAGTCGATTCGCCTTGTTGCGAGATGCACGGTCCTTCTTGGAAGAATCCGAAGACTGGAACTTGGCGTATTCTTTTTTGTAGTTACGCGGCATAAGTTATCTCAGCACTTGCCCTTGCACTTGCACTTCGACTTGCCGCATTTCTTGCACTTCATCAGCAGCCACCCTTCTTTGCGAACGGGTTCTGGCCCTTCTTCGCATTGGCAAATGGATTCACGCTCTTCATTGCCTTCTTGGCAGCAGGCTTCTTTGTGGGCTTCTTCTTCATTTGATGACCTCTCCATGCTTAAGGACAACGCCCAAAGCAGATTGCGGAAGAGAAGGCTCCAGACGGTCTGGGCCAACTCCCTCTTCGCACAGCATAAGCGCTCCAGCCACGGCGATAACACGATCTCCGTGAGATTCTCGCGCTCCGCTTGAAATATCTCGTACCGAACCAGCCTCAATCGACCCGTCGTCCAAGATCACATAGTCCATCATCTCCCGCAAAGTGTCCTCGCTAGGGATAAACACCTCGCCCTGAGACAAACTACGGGAAAGAACCGACAAAATCGTCCGCTTTGACCTGCGATTCGAGTTCCAGCCGTACCGAACCGTCATCCGCTCCGTCGTAGTACCCACCATCCGCTGGCGGTACAACTCCGTGTACCCAATTCGGATGAAATCATGGTGCATCGCCGCCCCAGGGCCGTTTACCTCCCACCCAATCAACGGAATTCGCCTCCCCCTGTACACCGTCATCGCACAATCCACCATCTCATTCGCCAATTCGTAAGGCGGAATGTTCGGATCAGCAAATTCTGCCACCACCTCGCGTCGGACAGCGTCCATTACGCAAATAGCCGAATTCGCACTGCCAGTACCGTAAGATGGATCCGCAAAGATCACGTACTCGCTGTTGATGTCGCCATGCCTGAACACCCGCCAACGCCCGTTCGCATCGGAAATGAACTTGCCACGGAGAAGAGAACACCTTTCTCCAGGCATTGCATACTCATTCATGTGAGATGTCACGACCGATGGGACGAAGAAGTTGGAACCAGAGCCAACCTCCGTAGCAAACACGTTCTCAGCCATGTCAACAGTGTCGCGGCGCTTCGACTGCTCTCCTAACCACGGAGTCCAGATGTACTCCGACCCCGATACCCCCGTAATCCGACCGTCCACGTCCGTGCGAGTCTCTGCATTGGCACCCTTCAACGGGTGATCCATGTACAACAGTTCCACCAGCGTCGGATCACCCTGCACACGGGACATACGCACAAGCGTCGAATAGTGAGTACCACTTCCAAGGGGGGTACTTACCGCAATTCGACATGACGTCGCGTCCGCAGCAGACCGCCAAGCAGCCTCCGCATCCCCCATCGACGCAAACTCGTCAAACAAAATCATCGTGCGACGACCGCCACGGCCAACATGGGCAGTACTCGCCTGACCCGTGATCGTCGCCCCAGAAACAGGGTTCCGAAGCATCATGTGCTGACGAGTGTCGCCACCACGCTTCAACAAAGTCGAGGCGTCCTGCGGCAAAAGCCATGACGGTTGCGACTGCAGAAGGTAATCCACCTTCCAAAATAGACTGTCAGGGTCCCCAGGTCGGTCAACACCATCCTCCACACGGCTGACCAACAGCGTTTGCCAACCCTTGAACAGCCAACCCCAGCAGGAGATCGCCGCCAAAAGCCACGATGCGCCCATGTCACGGCTCTTGCGGATCACCACGTCACGACCCTGCGTTATGCCTGTGATGATCTCCGTCGATGCGCGATCCTGACAATCCCAGAGGACATAGGGTCGATTCGGCTTCATAGACGGTACTTCGCGACCACTGGGGTCTACCTCCTTGGGCGCGTAAGTCCAACCTGTGACGCGGACCCATAGGGAAAAGTCCTCTGAAAATGCGGATCTAAAGTCAGCGCGGGCCTGCTCATCTGTCGAAGTTGCGTCGAGGAACTTGCTTCTGATTATGCTAATGTTGGACATTGGTATCTTTAATTCCTGGGAGTACTGTGATGAGGGAGGGTGTATTTTCTTAGTACTGCGCGGGCGCGCGCGGGGGGGGTGGGGGCGGGTGGCTGGCTGGCGTGGCGCGGGTGGCGTGGCCTCGCGCGCGCGCGCGCGCCTGCGCCCGTGCGCGCGCCCGCCCGCCCGTGCGCCCGTGCGCCCGT